AATTGCTCTCGTTGACGGTCTCTCTCAAGTTTGTCTATGTTCTTCTGGTACCGAGCCCAGTTCTTTAAAGATACATTTCTAAAGGCTTCTTCCGCAGACTCTCTACCACCAAGAGCCTCGTCGATCATTAGCTGTCGACGCTCTGCTGCTGCATATTCCCGTGCTTCTGCTGACATTTCTTCTTCTAAAAAAGCAGTTAACTTCTCTAATTTTTTATCATCTTCATCTTGTTGTTTTTGTAAATAGAAATCTTTTTCCCGTTGAGCGTAGCTTTCGCGCAAAGCTGCAACACTTTCAAAACCTCTGGTATGAGCTTCTGTTTCAGAGATAACTGCCGCATTTATTTTTGCTAGCCTACTGTCATGCTGCAGTGCGAGCTTCGTTTGCTCGTCTGCATATTGGAGATCGAGTTGCGAAAGATACTGAGAGCCTGCTTGTAGTTGAGATTGGTATTTGGAGGCAGCTGATTTAGCCTCGCTCTGCCGTCGATTTTCCCTTAATTCAGCCTCTCTTAATGATGCTTTTTCTGCAGCATCATTTTCTGCCCTTAGCTTTGCTGCTTCATGCTCTTTTTTCCTATCGAGCTCAACCTTGTCTGCTGCTACTTGCGCATCAGCAACATCTCTTTGTCTTTGGTATTGCTTATATTGAAGAGCGATTATCCCTTCAGTTACCGTTTCAATACTCTTTGTAACCTCATCCATTCCGCTTTTCATATGCGGGTTTGATGGGATAATCGAGTTTGTTTGACCTAGTTGCTCAACATAATCCAACCTGCTTTGTATTAATCTGGATAGTTGAGCCTCTTCATTGGGAAACAAATAATCATTCAGATTTCCAATGGAAGTAGCTATGCCGTTAATAACACTAGTAGCCGACGCTCCTAGGCCGGATGTCTCGGATAGGTCATAAAGAAATTCATCGTATCTTTGGCCTAAAGTATCCATCGCGCCAGCGAGTCCTGCTGCCGCCGCAACACCTGCGCCTCCAACTTGACTATTTACCTTGTCGAGAATAAGCGCCTGAGCCTCAGATAACCGATTATGCTCCTGAAGATCTTTTATTATTTCTTTTTCAGATTCTGAAAATGATACTCCTGAACGTTTTAATGCAGTTAAACCTGTTGTCGGATCCTCTAATGCTTTGCCTAGCTGTAGAGCCGCAGACTTAGCATCGCCACCCATTACTGCTGCTAGGTCATGTGATAACTCGATAGCTCCCTTAAATGCATCTCCTTGAATTGTTTTAAAAGTTTGAAGGACATTAATGGCCGCTCTTGCTCCATCAACATCGCCAAGAGTGCCGAGAGCGTTGCTTCTTGCTAGTTCTTCAAGCTGAAAAGCAGTATATCCCGCGGCACTGCCTGTTGATTTTATTAGCGCCTCGGTTTTTAGCTGCTGAGATTCCCATCTTCCAAATAGAGAAAGCGACTTTGTTGCTCCAACCGTTAATATCCCTATGCCAGCTGCAGCAGCAAACCCAGCTACTCCCACTTTCCCCAGCCCTGATGCTACTGCTGATAATCGCCCTGACACTCCATTTAGAGGCCCATACAAAACCCCAGCTTGGTTAGCTGCATTGCTAAATCCAGACGACAAAACAGACGATGCACTTTCGGCTATCTTTGCCTCTTTGGCATAGTTTCTAACTGACTTGGTGGATTTTTGAGCCTGTTTATCGTGCTGTAGAGCCTGCATCCGCAAGTCTACTGTTAGAATCTCTAATCGTTTAGGCATAGTTTCATCACTAGGAAAATTGAGCCTTTAAAAAGGCAATTTCTTCTTCGGGGGATTTGGCTGCTATAGGTTCATGGTGCGTTCTGGGCGTGCCAGATTGTGATAGTTCATAGAAATAGACATACCACTCGCAAAACTCTTTGAGAGGCATGTCCCTAGTCATTGCACGGACAACCGGCTGCTTGAGCTCTAGCGCGAGCTCTCTTGCGAATCGTTGTCCGGGGATACGTTTCCCGATGTAGCGTTTGCAACCAACGTTATGCCGTTTAGAAGGGCTGCTTTGTCATAAAGCTCATCTTGCAAAGCGCGGGGAAGTGCCTTGAATTCCTCTTTTATTGCATCAACTGACTGATCAGAATTAACAGCCAAACTTAGCGCAACGACGTTTGCGGCAAAATTAATATTATGCTCTGCAATGGCAATGCCTTTTAATTCTTTTTCATCATCATTAGATAGATGTTTCAGGTATTGATCAGTGCCATATTCACCAAACACAAACTCTTTGCCACGTATTGTATGGCTTTCTGTTATTAATAATCCTTCAAACATTAGACATACACTCCCCAGACTGGCGCGCCAGACCATTTAATTGTAGCGTTCGCATAAATCCTGTCACCAGACTCATGAGTGATTTCAAAACTCGTGACGATCCCATCACATAGCATTTGAGTTTTGCCGGAATCTGGCCATTTAAAACCATATTGACGGGTGCTATCGCTATTGAAATCTAGCAACATTTTCCCATGGTGCTTTTCGCCTCTATCAAACTCAATTTTAATATTGCTTTCACCAGCGTCTCTCATGCCCCCTCTGTGCTCTTTATAACCATCTTCATTGTCAAAAAAGAGAGCTTCAGTAGTGTCTTTTGTGAGAGTAAATCCTCCTAGCTCAACAGCTGCACCTGCGATTGATTCTAATGCTGGGGTTGGATCATCATTTTCACGCACAAGCGTTGTGCCGTTACCTAATGGCATAACTTTCTCCTATTTTTCCGTTTTAATTAATTTATCTGTCGCAGGCTTTGCCATGCCAGCGGCAATCAAGACTGAAGCTTTTCTTTTTTCTAGCTGAAAAGGTTCTGCTGATTTTATTGTTGTAGTGCCTACTAGCAGTGTTTGAGTAGCTATTAATTTCTGCATATCACCCCCGTGATGTGTATTTTGAAAGTCGATACTTCAGCTCATGAAGCATTATTCGTTTGAATTCCTGTTTCATTACTCTTTTGCACACTGTGATCGACACCTCTTCAACGACTTTTTCAATTTTTATTCGCTGAACTTCGATGGGGAGGCGGCCTTTGCCTATGCGCTTAAATACCTGCTTCCCATTAACAATAAATGCCCCTCTCACGAAGTGCTTCCCCGCCCGAACTCCACCGTTTCTCCTTCTTCTAGATGTTTGTTTTGGCCTTAACCTCATTAGAGAAACGGGAGTCCTATATGCTTTTAAAGCCGCCCTTAGCCGACTCACTTTTGCTCTTTTTACATAAATTTTACGGCGTATGATATTGACGGGAAGTTTGGTTGATTTAGCTATTCCGCGGATCGACCTTGTTTTAGCTTTAGCTGTCGTCTTGCTTAATGCGGTAGCTGCTGCTTGCCTGACGTCTCGGTTTTTATATGAAGAAAGTCGACTAGCATATCGCTTAATATCTTTATCAATACTCATTCTGAGTCGCTGTATTGGACCCTGTAGGTCAGCTCCAGAGACGAATAATTGCCACTGGGGCTATCCGCATAGTTAAAACTGGCATTAAACAACTCAAATACTGACCCGTTTAAGCTGGGGTTTGCCTCTAGCGCAAGCTCGACATAACTGGCTATTTGATCCAATCGAGCATCGGCTGATCTGGGGTCTGCTTTGGTGTTCAATCTGATGACTAACTCTGCTTCAGTATCAACCAAAGAATGCTTTTTAAATCTGTCGCCTTCATCAAAATAGACGCAAACGAAGTCCTCTAAATCATTGCTCTCACCTCTGGCAGTAAATACTTTGCAGTTCGACATGTGCGATAAACTAGGGGAAATTATATCTTTGACCTGTTTGCGGATATTGGTCCTGCGTTCTGAGGGTGTTGTCATTACCAGCTCCTATGAACCACATCATCAAGAGGGTCTATCACTTCAGAAAACTCCTCGTGGTCATGATTAAATAATTGAGTGACAGCCAAGCCCACAACATAACCATCATCATTTACTTTCCGGTCACAGCGGTAACGGAGATCAGAATCTAACAGCGAGATTACCGTACCTGTCCACACTTCAACTGACTTTCCAAGATGCAAAATCTGAATATGGGTCTCGTTGCCCTTGATGTCACCACTTGGGGTTAAGCTTTCCATGTCTCTATCGATGATTATTTCGGCCTCGAATGCCTCTCCTGTTTCAAGAGTGACTGTGGCCTTGCCATCGTTGTGGTGCTTAAAGGTTGCTTTATGTAGTCTTACGATTCGATTGTTCATTACTACTCCTGCGCATACTAAAAACGCCCCATCAGGAGCGTTTTAGATATGAACACAAAGGATTAACCGGTTAACTTGATAATCGCATTTGGGCGAGTACATAACATGATGGGGTTAGACTGAGACTCAAGCTCAATGCCTTTATTCATTTTCAAAGGCTCAAACTTGGTGTAATACGGCATACCATTGGTGCCCACTGTTTCCATATAATTAGCCGGCGCAAAACGGCCAATGAACAGATCAGCAACGCCTTCGGGAACAGCGTAAGCTTCATCATCACCAATGAATTTGTTTGCACCTACCTGGCCACGATACTGCTCGAAAATAACCCCTGCAAACTCAAACCCACCTCGGGCATCATTACGCAACATTTCGCCAGCGTTATAACGCTCAAAAGCTTGCTCAACCTTCGGATGATTGGTTAAATTCTTGAAGTAATTTCGACCGCAGAATACCCGAATACCCGTAAAGGATACGCCGCCAAGCTCATCTTCGATTTTATCGCTAAGTTCAGTCACTTTCTGGCGAACTTTAGTGCCATCAGTGCCCAAAACCAGACTGTGTGTTTTCTGGCTAATACTGAAACTCGTAAATAAATCCAATAACTCACTCGAGCCATCGGCATCCACTAATTTCCCCTTAATAGCACCGATCATTAAGTGCTCAAAAGTAGCGTCCAACTGACGACGATGCGTTGCTTGGCGTCCGGCTACCACTGTCTGTACAGCTTGGGCTTCACTTTCACTGCCGAAGGCTCTGACGCCTAAGATTTCATCAGCCATTATGGTTGATTGTTGTGGTAAATGTAGCGTGTTAAACGGAATCAGGGTGCGCTTAGTTCCATTTACAACCATGCCCGGAGCACCGCGATCAGCTGAAGCCACAAGCTTTAATATCGCACCATCTTTTTCGATACTAAGCGAAGTTGAATTGATACCCTTATTATCAAACAAGCCTAAAGCACCAATGCGACCTGGTACATGTTTCTGCTCTTGAATAGCAGCTGTAAGTGATGACAACGAAAACGCATCATCAAGAAAAACATCCATGCTAGCCATAAATATTTTCTCCTAAATAGTTAGTTTAAACCGCTGAAATTAGCGAGTGATGATACCCAAAGCGGACAATTCAGTGATGGCAGCAGCGTCAATATCGGCGGCCAACTCATCGCTGATTTCCGCATCTCTAACAATAGCCACAGCAGATTTATCATCTGTTGATGCGTCCGTTGCCGCGTATAGAACACCAGCGGCGTTCTCGCTGCCATCAGAGCCACCAGAATTGTAAGCGGTGTACTTTTTACTTGCAGTAATCTGCCCCAGCACTTGGCCTGCGGGAAAATTACCGCCTGTAATCGTGACGCTTTCGCGAGAGCGAGTGCCATTAGCTTCTGAAACCAGAAACTCGCCGCTGCGGACGCCTTCAGTTTTACTTTCCATCATTAACCTCCACGGTTATTAAGTTGATTATAAGCGGCCGCCGAATTGGGCTGCTTTGAAGTACCCAAAGCGGGCGGTTGTTGATTATCTAAATCTTGATCTGCAACGACTTTGGCCGACAACACCAAAGCCTTCATAACGGCATTCGTATCATCAATTTTGTTGAGTATTGGGCCTGCGTCAATTTCCGAGGCGGCGCAAATATCCGAGATATCAGTCGCCATTTTTAAGCGCTGATCAATTAGCGGTTGTGAAAATTGACCAGTAATCATCTTCAACGCTAGCGACTCAAAACCCGCTTTGTTACAGGCTTTGATGATCTCTTGGGCTTCTACGGCTTGTGCCGGTGCTAAAGTCACCAACTCGGCCTTTAGCTCTTCTATTTGATTTGCCTTGGCAACAATATCGGCATCTTTTTCTTTTAGCTGGCTCGCTAATTTGAATTGCTGTTTGAACTGGCCAGCATCGATGTTGGCAACCGCTTGCAGGGTGGCGTCTTTATCAGTAGCAAACCCCCATTCTATCGATTCATCAGCAGTTAAATAGCTATCCCCTTTATCAAGAAGCTCTGATATTTCAGCAGCATTTTTACCGGTGCCCGATACATAAGCTTCAATACACAACAGTTTAATCTTGGCCATTGTGTCTGCGTTATCCCGCATTTCCTGCTCAGTGTAATAACCTCCTAACCATCCTGCAGGGTTGTGGACCATAACAGTGGCACCTACCGCAATCGTTCGCGTATCACCTGCCATCAATATGACTGAAACAATGGATGCTGCCACCCCTTCTACGCGCATGTGCACAGTTGCAGAATGGTTTTTTAGATAGTTCATAATGGTGATGCCTGAAGCCACATCACCCCCAGGGGAATTTAAGTGCACGGTAATCTCAGTTAATTCGCCCAGCGCTTCAATGGCATCAATGAACTCTCTGGCAGATGTTTCACCAGTCATTTCATTCCACCAATCTGGAGCCCAATCAGAACCAATTGCCTTGTTGATCCATATTTCTGCGCAGCCCTCAGACGCTGCTTTCGCTTTAAACCACGACATCTGTGTTTTCTCCGGTTAGATTAAATTCTTTTTCAAGGTCGCGCTTACGTGCACGCGCTTCTACGTTTTTCCGCTGAATAACTGAAGCCTTCTTGCTACGCTTGGCTGCTTCGGCGTCCAAACTTGTTAGATCAATATCTAATTCGCTTCTTAT